TTATAGGGGCGTTTATAATGTTCTTTAGCTTCATAGCGTTATACTTTATAAATATTGGTAGTTGCTACTCCTATTGATTTTAACCATTCTACGGTGTCAAAACTTGGACAGGCTTTTGCAGCAAATTGATTGTGTCCAGCAATCAAAATAGTTGGATGATTCTTAATTGTACTTTTAACGTATTTATCTAGCGATTTAAGTTGGTCGGGCGTTCTGGTATCTTTCGGTTTCCCTGCTTTGTCAATACCTCCAACATATACAATGTGTCGGCTTTTACTGTTTATTCCTGCTACACCGTTGGTTATTTCCCAAGGGTCAACCGTATTGTCTGTATTGTGTTTTACCAAACTTTCAACCGTTCCATCTAAATGTATCATTGATGAATAACCTACTTGCTTCCATCCACGAAGCCTGTGCATTTCTCGTATTTGTGCCGAACTTACGGCTGTCCCCTCTTGGGTGGCGGTGCAATGGATAACTAAGTAGGTTAATTTCATCTTTGAAAAATTTTAAACTAAATCGTCTGACACTACAGCTCCAAAGCCTACGTTTTTCTTAGGCAATACAATGTGGTACAATCTGAACCCTGCTACCGACTCACGCATAGTTGGGTTTGTTTTTGCATCTTGATAGAACATTTCTACCGTTCCCATTGCTTTAAATGCTCTAGGCGTGTACATTACAATAGAAGCGTTTCTATCAGTACCAGCGGCTGCTGCACCGAATGCTTTCTTTACATTTGAGATATTGTAAACTGGATTGTAAACATCTTGGAAAATCTCGAAACCATAGAAGTTAATAGGAGCTCCACTAGCAGTATTTACAAATCTATCTCTGAAAGATTGGTCAACCGCTAATAAGTCGTTTATGTGGTCGTTGCAAAGGACTAATATTCTACCTACTAATGGAATGTTAAGATTGTCTAATCTTAATTTTAAGGCTGCAATATCTGCAACTAATAATCTTTTTCTACCGTTTCCGTTGTCTGCACCAGTAGTTACAATTACTGGAGTATCTGCACCATCAGAAGCAGGAGCTAACGAATGTAATCCGTATTTAGCTGTTACTTCTTCTAAAGTGCTTTTGTGCTGTTCTACAACAGAAGCTACTTTATCGTAACTAATCGCATACAATTCATCGTTAGTAACTTTAGTATTTTCGGTCTCAAATCTCTTTAAAGCAACTGGAATGTCTGTATCTGTTCTACCAGCGGTTGCTATTGGATAAGTGGTATTGTCTATTAACACAGCTGGGTCAGCTCCAACGTCAACTAAGTGAATTACGTTGTTGTTTACGTATCTATTTTCTTGAGGAATTTTTGACAACCAAGAGGCAGTGTGTACAAACTTCTTGATTAATTCGCCTGTCCATAATTCCACATACACGCCACTCCCAAAAACAGAGTTTGGAACTACAGGAACATTTACAAATGTAAGTACCGTAACACCAGTCATAAAGACTGCATCGGCAACAATTACAGTTTCGGGGCTGTACATGGTAGCTAGTGCTGGACTAAGCAACGCACAGAACAAAAGATTGAATAAGATAAATGTGAATTTTTTCATTTTGCTTTTAAAAGTTTAATTGTTAATTGATAATTCTTAATTCGTAAATCTAAAATCGTAAATCTTAGATAGAGGCTTCCACTCCGTAATGTGCTTTGTACAATTCTTTATATTTCGATTTGTCAGATGCTCTCATTTCAATTAAAGCATTAGCATCATTCTTTTGGTAATCCTCCCACTTCCAGTTTGCTCTGTCAGCAGAATCAATCACTACAGCTCCTGCTTTACTAAGTTGTACTGGTGCAGGTATTTTTGCCAATACTTTTTCTGCTACTTCAAAAGAACTCATGGCTGTTTCCATCCATTCAGCACGTTCGCTTTCTGCTATTTTTTTATAAGCGATGGCATTGTCAATCAAAATTTTTGCTTTTGCACTTGCTACACTTTTTTTAGTGTCTTCAAGTTCTTTTTCGGTCGTTGCCAACTTAGCCGACATTTTTACAATCGCCTCTACTATTTGGTCGTCAGATGCAGTATCTTGCAACGCTAACGCTGCAATCATTTTTGGTTTATTCATGGTATTTGTATTTGCTTTTTTAATGGTTACTGCTTTCATGGTTACTAACCCTTTTTCTTTTACCGCATTTTCGATGCTGTTTTCTGCATTTGGGTATAGTCCTTTCAATAATTCTGTTACATCCTCTACATTGTCAATGTCTGTAACTACCTCAGATACAAAGCCTTTATCCTTTGCTACACTAGCCGACATCCACGTTTCAGCCTCCATCATGTTGTACAAAACGGTAGTGCTTAACCCTGTTTTTTTTGCATATACCCCTACTGTTATGTCGGTAATAGTTTGCAGTAAGTTTAAGGCTGATGTTAATTCTTTTTCGCTTCCACTAACCCAAGTTGATGGCATGTGAATCATGTATAATCCTGTTTCTGCAATGGTTACTTTATCGAACGCCATAGTTGGAAGCGTTGCAGCACTGGCACACAATCCGCCAATCGTACAGGTTTTTTCCCCTTTGAATTTTTTGAACTGTAAATAGATTTCGTTTGCTTCCATCCACGAGCCACCTTCAGAGTTTATGTACAAGTGCATAGAGGTAATGCCTTTAGCTATTACATCATCTATTTTGGCTGTAAATTCTGCACCGCTATTGTTCCACCAGTCTATTGCACCTGTTAGTTTAATTTCGGCTTTGTTGCCTACCATTTGTACATCGTATTTCTTTTTCATAAAGGATAATTGGTAAATCGAAAAGCTAATTATTTCCGTTTCGATGGTTCAAAATTGGAGGTGTTTTTCGAGGTAAAAAAATACTTGTGCAATGGTTGTTTTGTTAAACTATAACCTTTGTATTTAAAAGATACAACCTTTGTTTTTCGCTAATTTCCATTACTTTTTTTAAAGCAACTTTGTACAATAAAAACAGCGTAAAATGGCAAAGAACAAAGAAAAAGAACTAGCATTTCAATTATTTATACACTCCCAACTATCGCAAAAAGATATTGCCGAAAAAATTGGAGTGTCTGAAAAAACACTTTCTAACTGGTCTGCTAAAGATAATTGGGACGCTCTAAAACTCGCTCGTGACAGCTCCAATATGGAAGCCGTGAGCGACTTAAAACTTATGCTTGCCAAACAGATAAAAAAGAATAAGGAGAAAATGGAGAGTGACGATTTCACTAAATCTGATGCCGACACAATGCTAGAAATTGCCCGAACCATCGAAACAATGGAAGGCGAAATTTCGCTACGTGTCTACGTACAAGTGCTGGAAGAATTTATGGATTCAATTCCTTACAACCTTAAAGAATTTAAAACCACCGTTGCCGATTTTCAAATGAAGTTTTTACTTTCTAAAAGCAAACAGTCGTAATGAGTAAAGCACAGGATAATAAAGAACTGCAACGGTACTTAACCAAACTAAAACAGATTGGAGATAGTGGTGAGGTAAACTATGCCGAAACCAAAGAAGAGAAAGAAGCTCGTAAAAAGAAAGCAGCTAAAGATTATGGTTATTTTGTAAAATACTACTTTCCGCATTATGCTGAGTTTCCCTGCACAGACTTTCAAATAGAAGAGGCAAACAAAGTTCTGAAAGATAAAACCATTCACGTAATAGAAGAATGGGCTAGAGGTTTGGCGAAGTCAACCCACTTCGATATTTTTGTTCCGTTGTGGTTGCACCTTTTCCACGACCAACTAAAATGTATGGTATTGGTAGGCAAAAACTACCAGTCTGCAAAAAAACTATTATCTGACTTACAAGCTGAGTGTGCTGCAAATCAACAGCTAAAACACGACTTCGGGCAATTGGTAAAACAAGGTTCTTGGGAAGAAGGGAATTTTATCACTGCCACAGGAGCTGCCTTTTATGCTCTTGGCAAAGGACAATCTCCCAGAGGTTTAAGAAACGGACCTTATAGACCCGACTTTATAGTACTAGATGATGCTGATGATGATGAAGAATGCAGAAACCCTAAACGTGTAGATGATAGTACCGAATGGGTTTTACGTGCGTTACTTCCTGCGATGGGTTCTGATACAACGAGGTTTGTAATGGTAAACAACCGTATAGCTCCTTATTGTATTCTGTCCAAACTGGCTTCTAATCCTGCATTTAAACACCGTAAAGTTAACGCACTAGACGAAAACGGAAACCCTGCTTGGGCTGCCAAATACTCAAAAGAGTTTTACGATGACAAACGTAAAAAACTAGGTATTCCTTTTTTCCAGACGGAATACATGAATGACCCACAAATTGGAGGTAAAGTGTTTATGACTGAATATTTTCATTTTAAGAAATTACCACGCCTTAACCAATACCAACGAATAGTAGCCTATTGGGATATTGCTTATTCAGAAGCCAAAACAGCCGATTACAACGCAATTCCTATTGTGGGACTTTATAACCAAGAAAAGCACGTAATAAACGCTTTTTGCAGACAATGCTCTATGCCTGTTGCTATCCAATGGATGTACAACCTCCAAAACAGTTTGCCAAAAACAGTAATTGTAGAATGGTATGCTGAATCGCAATTCTGGAATAATGCTGTAGAACTGGAACTGCAAAAAATGGCAAAAGCTAACGGTTATCGTTTGTCCGTAATTTTCCTAGACAGACCAGGGCGTGGTACAAACAAGTACAGCCGTATGATGCAGATGTTACCCGACTTTATAAATGGCGATGTTTTCTTTAACCAAGAGTTGGAACACAATCCAGATATGCAAACTGGAGTAAGGCAGATTAAAGCCGTAGAACCTGGTTCTAGTTCGCATGACGACTTTCCAGATGCACTAGAAGGAGCGTTAAACAAACTTAATTTTAATTTAGTAAACAACGATGCTGTACCTATTTTTGGTAGAAACGCACCACTTAAACGAATATATTAATTAATGTGCCAATTATTCGATGTGCCAATGTGCCAATTAATCTAAAATCAAAATGATATACAATTTTATTACCACCGAAGATATTAAGGTAGCCATTAAAGAAGAGTTTCTTAATCAGATTACCGAAAACGATACTAACCTTATTCGTATTGCCGAAAGTACTGCCATTGCTTACATGCGTGATTTCCTTTCGCAAAGGTTTAAAGTAGCCGATATTTTTCCAAACATAACGCAATGGGACAATGCCACCACCTACAAGTTGCCAGTGGAATTATTAGGAGTAACGCCCAAATACCTAGTAGAAAACAACAAAGTGCTAAACTATGTGTATGATGAAGGAAAGTTTTACAAAGCCAAAGTCGAAAATGTAAACAAAAAACCAAGTACCAACGCTACCGAATGGGAAGAGTCGTCACCACGAGAACCGTTAATAGTTCGGTTTTGTGTCGATTTGGCTTTGTTCGATTTGCACCGTAGAATTAACCCACGCAAGTTGCCACAACTTAGAATAGATTTATACAACCAAGCAAAGGAATGGCTAACTATGGTAAAGGATAAAGAAATTACTCCTATGCTTCCAGCGTTGGAAATTCCGTCCGACTCCGTGGACTTTATCCATTCGGGAAGTAACGAACAAAGAACGCACTATTATTAATGTGCCAATGTGCCAATTATTCAATGTGCCAATTGATTTTAAAATTTGAAATTGTCTTACAACTTATTACTTAAAACTTATAACTGTAAAACTGCCATTTAACACTGTTAAACATTCGATATAAAAAGACTTCTATATAATTACCATGAAAGGGAACACTAAACAACCGCAAGGCGTAAATCAAAGAAAAAACGCTATTACCAAAATGAAGGTAGGCGATACTAAAATACAACCTTCCAATCCTGCTAGTGTTGGAATAGTACCTGAGTTTACGCCTCAGCGTAAGGTTGACTTACGTGATTGGCAAAGAGCCGTTGACTCTGCTACCAACAATACTTCGCTAAACAGAGTGGAGCTGTACCGAATTTACGATAATACCATGTTAGACTTACACTTAGAATCTGTAGTAGGTCAACGTATAAAACGTGTAACAAATGCTAAATTTAAACTGATAGACCCAACTGGTACTGAAGATGCAAATGCTATAAACCTATTTAACAAACAGTGGTTTTCTGAATTTGTTACCTACGTACTGGAATCGGTGTTTTATGGTTATTCGCTTATAGAACTGTTTGAACAAAGCACTACACCCGAAACCGTAGAACTTAACAGCGGTAAAAAAACGTATTTCCCTATTACTAGCATTAACCTAATAGAACGTAGAAACGTGAGACCAGAACTAAACCGTTGGATTAAAAACCCTACCGATGGTTTGGAACTAGGGATTGATTATTCCAAACTTCCTTACGGTTATTATTATATTGGAGTAGGAAAACCTAAAGACTTGGGATTGCTAAAGAAGATAGCTCCTGTAGCACTTGGAAAAAGGTACGCATCTGGAACGTGGAGCGAATACAACGAAAAGTTAGGGATTCCTTTTAGATACGTAACCATGCAAGGACAGGATGGTAAGCGTGAAAAACTGTTGGCTGACATTCTTACTAATATGGGGTCTGCTGGATGGGCGGTGTTGCACCCGGGCGAAGAGATGAAACTTCTTGAAGCTGCAAGTTCTGATTTGCACAAATGTTTCCAAGAGTTGGCAAATTTTTGCGACCAACAAATGAGTAAAGCCGTGCTAGAACAAACAGGAACTACAGATGAAAAAGCATTTGCAGGAAGTGCCAACGTACACCAAGATGTTGCTAAAAATGTATTTGATTCGGATATTACCTTTGTTACAAACGTAATAAATGATGAACTGATTCCACGTTTGGTATATTTGGGTTATCCGATAGAAGGTTACAAAATGGAGCGAGACGCAAGTATTGAAATACCAATACAGGAACAAATAAAAATTGATGCCGAATTACTGAAATGGTACGACCTAGAACCCGAATACATTTCCGATAAATACGGTGTGCCGTTGGAAATGATAAAGCTAAAAGCAACGCCAACGGTAGAACCACCTTTGGGAAAGTAAAAGCCAATAACGAAAAGCCTAAAGCGTTATTGGCATACCACAATACGGCTATGCTTTACAGCCAAAGACATTCGTGTAACCCTGCCATTACGGAAGTAAAACTCCAAGTAGATGACAAAGGATACAAAGGAATGGCAAAAATAATATCCGATATTTACGAAGGCAAACTATTACCCGAAGACTTGCACGATGGACTTATGAGTTTTCATGCAAACAAACTTTGGGAGGGCGTGCAAGAAGGTACTGGAGATTATTTTAAAACCCAAAACGAAAAGGATTTGGAGTTTGAAGCATTTATGAAAGAAAATGTTTTTTTGTTTTCGGGTTACAAAACCTACCAAGAACTAAAAAATGCTTCAGAACTTTTGCTAGACGATGAAGGCAACATAAAGAAGTTTAGCCAGTACAAAAAAGATGTACTTAAAACTACTTCTGATTATGATGTAAAATTCCTTCGAGCTGAGTACGACCACGCCATAGCATCGGGACAAATGGCTGTGAAATGGCAACGCAAAGTAAAGACTGGTGGTAACTTAAAGTACATAACCGCTGGCGATGCAAGAGTACGAAACGAACACAAAGAACTTAACGGTGTAATAAAAAACGTAGATGACGACTTTTGGAATAGCCATTACCCACCTAATGGATGGGGCTGTAGATGTACAGTAAGTAGTACTTTGAGTGACGAAACCACCAAAGAAGATACCCCAACTATTACAATACCCCCACTGTTTAGAAACAATGTTGGTAAAGATGGGATAGTTTTCAGCGAAAAGCATCCATACTTTGAAGACAGTAAAGGTGTAGGCAAAAGAATTGAAAACAAAGTAAGTGAGTTATTGGAAGAGTACAGCACTATTGATTTGGGAGACAACCCGAAAAAGGGAAGTTTAAAAGTACATAAGGATGCACATAAAAATGATATAGATTACAACATTAAATACGGCAAACTGATTGCTAAATTAGGTTACGATATTAAAATAGCTAAACATTCAGAAATTAATAAAGTAAAAAATCCTGAAGTAATAATTAACGGAAAGATTGGCGACTTTAAGGAGATAAAAAATGAAATAACTTCTAACAATGTACAAAAGGCTATAGGAAGAGCTAATAAACAAAAGGCAGAATCTGTAATAATAATTGATGAAAAAAAGAGTTATTCCATACATGAATTAGCAAATGGCTTAAAAATGTCACTATGCCATAAAAAAGATGATGGAAGCCCTAAAAACAGTAATATCAAAGAAGTTTATTTGTATTTTAATAGAGAACTGAAATACTTTACAAGAAAAGAAATAGAAGATTATACTTATTTGGATAAGCTATAAAACAAAAAAAGTAGCATAAGCTACTTTTTTCGTGGAGCTCGAGGCGAAAATGCTATTCACCTCAGGCACTGCAAATATACGAATGTTTTTAATATTGGTTACAAAAAAATTAATTAGCTAATTATCAAATCAGCTAATTAGCTAATTTTAATAAAATGGAAAACCTAAAACAATTCTTCGACAGAAGAAACTTTGAAAACAAACTTGCTAAAGTGCTGGCTCAGCTCTCAAAAGATAGTGCCGTACTGGTAGAAGAGAATATCATGAAAAACTTTGAAACCGAAAGTTTTGACGGCAAAAAGTGGCAAGATAGAAAGGTTAGTAAATTATACCTCAAAAGGAGCGTAAAGAAAGGTAAAAACGCATCTACCTTTAAACCTACCAAACAAGCCCGACAAAGTGAAGGCAGGGCATTACTTGTTGGCGTGCGTGGTGGTAAACTAAAACGTAGTATTACAGTAACGGAAAACAAACTGGTAATAACGGCAAACGCTCCTGTAGTGTATGCAGCAATACACAACGATGGTGGCAACGCTGGAAGAAATGGAAGTGCCAAAATACCACAACGTAGATACATGGGTACAAACCCAACACTAGAAAACGAAATAAAAGAACAGTTTTTAAACCTAATGAGGAAATCGTTTAAATGATTTGATAATTTGAAAATTTGATAATTTGAAAATGAAAAATCTAAAATCGTAAATCAAACAATGGAAGTAATAGAAAAAGCATACCTTAAATTTTTGGAAATAGTACCACTCAAAGTACTTGACCAAAACG